ATTTAACAGAGTTTAAAAAACAATTTCCAGAAGGTACTCAATTTAGATTTGAGATTAGAGTTTATGATAAAAGAAAAAGTGAACCAGGAACTATTGACTTACTAGTTGTAGAACCATCAGGTTTAACACATACTTTTGACTATAAAAATACTACATTCTCTAAACAAGAGAAAGAAGTTTATGGAGAACCGGCTACTTATAAATTAAAAAGCTGGAACTTAAAAGTTGCTAGATATTCTTCTATTTTAAGAGATAACTATAATGTAACTAACTTTGGTAAAAGAAGAGCTATTCCTACTGAATTTTTATATAAACAAGATTCAATTAAAGGAGTTAAATTAGGAAGCCCCACATATTCTGATAAGGAGGAGTATTTAAATCCTGTACCTTTATTAGAAGAAAATGTATTACCTAAAAGTAACTCTAAACAAGATATAGACAATGCAGCTAAAATTAATACTTTATTAAATCAGTTAAGAAAATTATATACTGATACTGAAAAAATAAAAACTAAAGATCCTATACAACGAGAATTATTGTATGAAAAATTAGTTAAATTAAGAAAGGCTATTAAATCTTTACAGTTAGATACTAATTTTGATAAATTTATTGATGCAGGTGCAACTGAATTAAGTTACATTGATCAAAGATTAAAAGATAAAGATAATCCAGTAACTCCGGCAGAAATTACTTCATTTTATGAAACTTCTAATGCTTTTTCTAGTTTGTCAGATTCATTGATACATTTATTAATGGATAAAACTATAGATAAAAAGTTACAAGAAGAGTTAATTAAATTAGAGTTAAAAGCTAAACAAACTAAAAGTGTTTTAAAAGAAAAATTTAAAAATATTATTATTGAAGAAGCTTCAGCAGTTGGAGAAACAGATCCTTTTGCAGCTCAAAAAAGTGCTTCTAATAAATTTAAAAATATTAATCAGATTAATCATCCTTTATTTAGAATCTTTTGGAATTTAGTTAATAGAAAGAAAATAGAAACTAGAAAGGCAATAGAATCTTTAGAAAGTAAAATATCTAAATCTGTTAAGAATTTAGAAAAATGGGCTGGTACTACAGGTATTGATAAATTTAAACATTTAATTAATGGTAAAAATCTTATTTCTAAATTTAGTCCAGAGTATTATAAACTAAGAAATAAAGCTTATAAAGATAAAGATATTGATTGGTTAAAAAATAATTCAACTGTAGATAAAGAAGGTTTAGAAAAATTCTTAGAGAAAAAAGAAAAAGAGATTAAATCAATTAAACATTCATCTAATAAAAAAGAAAACGATAAAAAAATACAAGAGAGTTTAAAAAGATTAAATGAAAGTTATAATGTATTTAAATATCCTAAAGCTTATTTGTATGAAAAAAATGGTTTTATTAAACCTTTAGATAAATGGCAATCAGAAGAATATAAATTTATTTATAGACCAGGTAATGAACCTTTAAAAGAGTTTTATGAATTATTTACTAAAACAATAAGAGATTTAGGAGAACATTTACCTGTAGATATAAAAGGAACTTTTATACCAGAAATAGAAGAATCTTTAATAGATGCTATATTTAATTCTGGTATTGGTAGTATATCAGGTCTTGGAGATAGAATAACTGATTCTTTTAAAATTAAATCAACTCCTGGTTATGGTGAAGTTAATGAATTTACAGGTGAGATTGAGAGGAATGTGCCTATTTATTATATAGGACAAGCTGAAAAAAAATCTATGGACTTAGGTAAGTCTTTAGCTTTATTTGCTCAAATGGCTTTAAATTATAAGCACATGTCAGAGATTGAAGGTACTGTAACTACATTAAAACATGCTTTACAAGATGAAAATTTATCTAGAGAATATGTTACTAATACTTTCAGTCAAGTATCTAGAGATGAGTCAGGTAAATTTAGAACTATGCCTACTTCACTAGCAACTTTAGAGGCTTTTGATGATTTTATGAATTATTATTTATATGATGTCCGTACTAGAGATAAAGATATTCCTTTAACTAAAACTTCAGTAGATGAAAATGGTGAAGTAGTTACAACTACTTATTCACTAAATAAAGGTATTGCAAAAACTTTATCTGCTTATTCAATGACATCTTTAACATTAAATGTTGTTAGTGGTGGAGCCAATTTAGTTGGTGGTATAGCTAATGTTATGATGCAAGCTTCAAGAGGAAGATATTTTACTAATAAAAATGTATTAAAATCAGCTGCTCTACTTACTAGTAATAATGAAAAAGCCTATAAATTAATAGAGTATTTTAATATTATGGGTGAGCAAAAGATAAATGAAAAAATTAAAAAATTATCTTCATCAAAAATTGCAGCTAATGTTACTACAGATAAATTTTATTTCTTGCAACATAGTGGAGATTGGTTAGTTCAAAATACTACTTTATTATCTATGTTACAAGGTCATACTATAGATAAAGGTAAAATCGTAGGTCTAAAAAAAATAGCTGGTGGGAAATCTTTATTAGATTTAGCTGAAATTAAGGACGGTAAAATAACTATACCAGGAATAACAGATGAAGAATTTGATGCATTTAGAACTAAAACTCAAAGACTAGCTGAAAATATATTAGGTATGTCTACTAGAGATAATGTAGCTCGTTATAGATTAACTTTAGTAGGACAAGTTTTTGGGCAATTTAGGAATTGGATTCCAAGAATGGCTGGAGAAAGATTTGCAGGATTGGACTATGATTATGATTTAGAAACTTTAACCAAAGGTAAATATGTTAGTTTTGCTCAACAAGTATTTAATAAAAGAGCTATACCTTTAATTAAAGAATTAATTACAGGTTATGGCCCTGCTAGTGAGGCTAGAGCTTTAGAACTATTTGAACAAGAATTAGCAGCTCATCCAGAATTAGCTGGTAAATTGACTTTTGAAGAATTTAAACAAATGCATTTAGAAAATTTAAATGCTATGAAAACTGAATTAATAATAATAGGTACTTTTGCAGCTACTCTTTTATTAGCTAAAGTTGGTGATGATGATGATGAAGATAAAACTCCTTTTGAAAAACAATTAACTAAATTATGGTCTAGAAGTTTAAATGAATTAACTTTCTTTTTAAATCCTACTTCATTTAAGCAGATCGCTAAAACATCAGCTCCTATTATAGGATTATTAGAAAATGTTAGTAATTTATTCTATGATACTTTTAAATATTGGACTGGTGTTGGATTAAGTAATGAAGAATGGATTAAAGAAGCTAAACCATTAAAACGGTTAAAAAGAACTTTCCCAATTACTAATGCTATTGATAGATGGTTTGAAGAATAATAAAAAAGCCCTCAATTAAGAGGGCTTTCTTTAATTTTTCAATCCAAAAAATAAATCATAGATTTTAAATTCTTCTATAACTTCTCTTGTATTCCAATCTGGATTATTTTTTTGTATAAAATTACAACAAAAGTCTTGCCATTCATCATAATGTTCAGGTAATAAAAAACTATAAAATTCAAACCAATATAAACCATTAAAATTATTTTTAGCAGCATCTATTAATATAGTTTTATGACTAGCTATATCATCTTTATAGATAGCTAAAGCTCCTGAAATTTCTAATACTTTGTCTACTAAAATATCTGCTATTTCAATCTTCATTTATTTCTAATTGTTTAAGAAGTTTAATAAGTTCAGATTTGTTTTTAATAGTTCCTTTAAAAATACAATCTGTATATGTATTATTATAAATAATTAATTTATTAGGTAATACTGATTCAAATGTATAATAAACTAAAATCCAATTATTTTTAGAAAATACTTTAGTAAAATCTAATTTATATCTTAATTTATCAACTTTTTCTATTTTCCAACCTAAACTTTCAATATCTTCTTTATCTAAGTATTTAACTCTAACTCTAGCACCTTGAATTAAAGAATCTAAGTATGAAAATCCATGTACTTTTATATATTTATTAGAATATAATAAATCTTGTTTTTCCCAATGTTCTTTTATTAAAACTTCATACTCAAATCCTTGAAAAAATTCATCTAATTTTGGTGTGTAATATTTAGTTTCCATGTGAATAAATTTTATTACCAAAGTAAAATCTATTGTTAATCCAAGTTGGTATATCTACATGATAAAATCCTTCTTTATCTACATTAACAACAGCAAATGAATTAGTCCAACTATCTACCATAGCTCTTGAAGCATAGTTAAATACATTCTTTTTAAAATCACCCATACTACCACAATTAAAAGCTCCCATCTTACCTTCTATATAAACCTGCTTTCTATGTGTGTGGAAATACAAACAACTTTTTCTGTAAGTATCTAAATGCTTTTTAGCTGTATGTACATTAGTAAATTCTCCATGTAATACATCTAAATATTTACCTATGGTAACATAACTCTTTTTCCAATCTTCAAATACATGATACCCTCTAGCTACTAGATTTAAAGCTACAGAAGGACTTTGTAGAGCAGCTCCTAATTTAGAGTTATCTACTTGCCTCATATATCTATTATATCTATCTTCATGATTACCCCAGATATAAACCTTTTGTACATCAGGATGTAATAAAGATTCAATTTCTGTTAATACATGATTAGCTTCTCTGTATTCATGATCTAAAGTAGAATGTGATATATTACCTTTATCATGTGAAGATAAAGCTTCCATATCTACAAAATCTCCAGCAATAATTAACCCAGTAATCTTTTGTGAATTATCTCTTAAAAACTTTAGAAAGGAATAATAAAAAGCTTTATTATGGTAAGGTACATGAACACAACCTAATATAACCCAAAGACCCTCTTCTTCGTATTTACGAGATTTCTCTTTAAATACAGCACCAAATTTAGGCATTTGTACTTTTTTAATAGGTGGTATTTTAACTGGTTTAACAGTTAAACTTGCTTTATACCTTCTTCTAGCTTCATAGAAAACTTTTTCAAAATTTTTTATTGACAGATTCCATTTAGAAGTTTCTGTCCAAGGATAAAAATTAAAAGTATCTATTGCTGATTTTTTAAAATATCCTGGTCTTTCTAATAACCAGGATATTATTTTTTCTTCTTTATTTGTCATATTTCAAATTCTTTTGAAGGACTCATTTTTTCTTTTGGGGCCTTCATATTAAACTCTTTTTGATAGTACTCAATAAACCATGTAGGCATAGAGCTTAATTCATTATCTTCAGGTAATCTTACTTTTATTTTATGTTCTAGTTCTTGTTTGAGTTTTAAATCTTTGTGCAGGACTTTATATATTGTTGAATTAGAATCTAGTCTATGAAAGTCTATTATTTTTTGTTTATACTCTTTACTGAATTGAGAAATTTTCCATTCAGTAAATAACTTATAATCAGCTTTAAACTCATCAGGAACATTAAATACATACAAAGTATGTAGTTTATCAGGTTCATAATGATGTTCAAATAAACTATGATTTATAAGTTTATTTTCAAAGTTAATAAATGTTTTATCTCCTTTGAATCTGTATAGTAGTATAATTTTATTTACGCTGTATTTAGCTTGATCTGAGCTATCTCCAATAAAGACACCTCTAAGATTGCTGTTGTAAATATCAGTAGAGTATTTAAAAGTACTACTAGCTAACATTGGTAAAATGTAAGTCTTTGATTTGTTACTACCACATTGTAATTTAATATGCTCTTTAAATTGCTCTATAGCTATTTTATCTGTTTCAAATTCTTGCATATTAATTTTTTATAATTTAGAAAATTGAAAATTAAATAATTTTAATTCTCTTTCTTTTTCTTTTTTTAACTTCTCTATAAAATCTGTAGTCAATCTATCATGAATTTCTTTATCTATTAAAGGTAATTTTCTAAAATATCCTGTACTATTAATGGTATATTCTATATTAATACTAACACTTTCTTTTTTAGATAGAATATAATTTAATTCATCAATTTCTTGTTGACATTCTAAAATTTTATTATTTAGCCTTACAGCTCTCTTTAATACATCTAAATTCATAATTAAAATATTGTCATCACATTTTTTGCAGGATAACTTGTAAGGTCAAAGTTATCACTTTTTTCTAATATCTTGGTACAAATGTAGTTAGAATAAAATTGTTTTATTCCTTCATCTATACCAAAATGGTTTGTAAATTCTCTAAATACAGTTACATCTAAAAATTCTCCTAGTTCTTCAGCTTCTGCAAAAGCTTTTTTAACATAAGCTTCACCTTTTCTAGGAATACCTTTAGTAGCATTATGAGTACCAGTAATCATATTTTGCCAAAAAACATAATTAGCTTCTTCTTTAGTTGTGGTAATCCATTCTTTTTTTCTCCAATTAAAGTGCTCACCTTCAAGGGATAATAAATCAGAATCAATAGCACAAATAAAGCTATTAGGACAAGCTAAATTATACATCCTAACATAATCATCAACCTCATGATAATCTGCTGTATATACATTGTAATTACCAAGCAAATAACTTTTTACAAATATCCACCAACCGGGGCTTTGTAATTTTCTATCTGCTTTATAATCTGGATTAATTAATCTTTTAGATTTAATAGTATCTAAACCTTTTATAAATCCAACATATTCTTTAGCTTTACTAGATAATAAAATATCTTGCATAATAAATTTACAAGAAGCTGCTAATTCATCTTCTGTTTTTTCAGTATACAAAAATCTTTTACCATCTTCTGTTCTCATAGGATTACCGTCTGAATCTAAGATTTTATTTCCATTACCTATAGCAAAAGCTATAGAATCTAAATCTAATATTGCTATGTTATTCATCTTTTCTAAATCCTAATTTAATACCAAATTCTAATAACTCATAAACATATTTAAAATCTTCTACTGGAATATCTTGGATAATCTCTTCAAAATCTATTGTAACTTTTTTATCTACAATAAATGATTTTACAGTTAAATATAAATTTTTCCAAATATAATCTATAGAATCCCAATTAAATATTTCTTTTTTATTTATATAATGAGCTTCTACATCAAATTTAGTAATCCAACACATATTTGTACAAACAGCTCCATAACTACTTATTAAAACAGTTAGACTATATTTATCACAATCTATTGTTAGTACAGCATTGCAGTTTTTAAATTTATTTTTCATTTATCCAAAGATTTGTTTCATTATATTCTCTAATAACTAATAATAATTTACGTTCTGTACTAGGAATAAATTCAGAAGAAATTTTTCTAATAAATTGTAAATCATCATCAGGTATTTTCTTAATAGTAGTTAATAAATCTAAAGAACATTTTTCATAAGCAAATCTCATGTTATCAATATCCTTAGATTTATTTTTTCTTTCAGTTTTTTTACCGCTAGTTTTAAGATTTAATTCATCATAATAAATAAAATCTATTTGTATAGGAAAATTCTCTATAGGTTTTATTTTTTTAAAATGTGGTAAAAAATCTTCTTTAATAGCTTGTACTATTTTCTGTCTAACTGAATGATGACTAAATCCGCTATAGAAATCTTGACCATTAATTCTTTGTATTCTTGGTTTACCAGCAGTTAAAGGATTTTTAATAACCCTATCACCTGTAATAGTATCATATAAAATAGTTTTTCCACTATTCTTTTCCCAATTATATTGACCAGAACTTAATCTTTTTAATTGTGTTTTATTGCAGTCTTTAATATCAGTAATATACTTAGGGTTTCTGGCTTTAGCTAATGTAACTTCTGTAATATATTTAGGTACTTTAATTATTTCTATTATTTTGCTCATATATAAAAAAGGAGTAAGATTTTACTCTTACTCCTTAAATTAAATTAATTAAGCAATCTCAAGTGGACGCGAGTTTTCTGGAATATAAATACCAGCAGCATCAGCTAAATCATCAACCGGAGTAATAGTATAAGTTTTTTCAACTGGAGCTTTTTTAGCTTTAGTTAAACCAAAACCCATTAATACAGAGCTCATCTCTTTAGGTGTAACACCATAAATAGTTGCCATTTCTTCTGTAGTTTTACCTAAGCTTCTTAGAAGTACTACACGACTTTTTGTAATTTCAATATTGTTCATATTATTATATTATTTATTTTTAAAAATTCTGTTAATTGTGTTTTTTCATTGTTCTTAAAACAATCTGATGGATCTTTTGATATTTCTTTAGGATTTAATATAAAATCAAACCCGTACTTCTCTTTATAATCTTCACTAGCTTTAACACCAGCTTTATCATTATTAAAATAGACAATAATTTTTTTATAATTATTTTTTAACCAGGCAATTTTCCCCTCTGGTAAATAACTATTTTCACTAGAAGGAGCTATACATTGTAAATTAAAATTTTCATTTAAACAAGCTACATCTTTTAAAGATGAAGTTATTATAAGCAAATCACTTGGTTGTAATTGCATAAATCCTTGAATGTTATCTATTGTACAATTGCTAGTCCATTTAAAATCTTCATCATCAGGTTGCAATATTTTAAACTTGTTATTAACGCTATAAGCAAATCCAAAATCAGTTTTGAATCTGCTATAGTTAATCCAGTAATAATCTATTGGTTTAATGTTGTATTTTTCTAGTGTTTTTAAGCTAATAGAATACTGATTCCAATATTCTAATAACTTACTACTCCAATTTATATATCTTACTTTAATTGAAGTATTATTGATCTTTTTTACATGATTTTCTTGTAAAATAAATCCTGCACTATTTTTGTTGATAAAAGTGTTTTTAATATTAAAATCATTAGCTATTATTTGTAAAGCTTCATGATAAGTACAACTATATTTAGTAGTAATTACTTGCATAATAGTACCAGTACTACCACAGCCAAAACATTTATATATCAAAGGACTATTTAAAAATATTTTACAACTGGGAGTTTTATCATCATGTACAGGACAACAAAATTTATAATTTACATTTTCAAATTTTGTATAATATCTAAATAACGATTCTTCATCTATTTTAGATGTTATATCTTCGTATGTTAATTGAGTCCTTGCTTTCATAATAATAAAAATAATTAGGCTGCTGCTACAGCAACATTTAATCAACTGCCTAAATTTGACACCTAATTATCTTATAACTTATTGATTATTAACTATTTAGAACGGCAGATCTGATTCTACTTCAGCTACAGTAGTAGCTACTGTTGTACTTGGTTTAGGTACAGTTGTTCCAGTATACAATTGGAATACAAGACTATTTTGATAATCTGAATTAAATTCTTGTTCTACAAGAGCTTTTTCCATATAAGTAGTTTTAGTATTCTTAGATGATTGATAATACTTATTATAAATATCATCATACTTTTTATTATCTTCAGTTACTTTAATACCTAACAAGAAACGTAAACCATTTCCTACTTTATTAGCTTCTGTAATATATCCTTTTAATTCTTTCAAATCTCCAGATACAATTTTACTCCAAGGAGTAGTAAATTTAACCTCATCACCAGTTTCTTCTTTGTAACCAGTTTTAAGATTTAACAATTTTTGGAAGAAAGTTAATGTCTCAATTTCTCCTGTTTTAGCTAATCTTAAATCATGTCCTTTAGAGAACCAGTGCATTTTCTCATTATTGATAAGAGTTTCTAAATCTACTACATAACTATTTTGTAGTAAATTATTCAAAGCTCTAAATTTACCTGTACTAGATTTAGCTAAGGCATTATCAATAAAAATAGTAAATTTTCTAAATAAAGGACCACTATTTTTTACAGAACCATCTGTATCAGTATAATTTTCTCCAATAGAATTTTTCAACCAAATATCTAATTTTAAACCTTGTACACCATCTTTATCAGTAGTATAACTAGGCTCATTTTGGATATAAGTTACACCCATTGATTTTAATTCTTCTAATGTAGGATTTAATGCTGCTACTTGAAAAGAGCACATACCTGTAAATCTTTTTACTTCTTGAATTTCTTCTTGTTTTCTTGCTATCATGTATTTTTTTTTATTATATTATTACTTGTTTAAAACATTCATACATCCCTCTAAATTCTATTAAAGGAATATATTTATTTAATTTATTTTTTCTTTTTAACTCATTTTCTAAATCGTATATTTTTTCAGCTGTTCCTGTAAATATTTGAATTACTTTAAAATTATAAGGCATTTTTTTATTAACACAAAATCTGTTTTTAATTTTTAAAAAAGTTCTACCTATTTTATAAAATTCTTCATTTTTATTCCAACATTTAATTATATATACTTTAAATGAATCAAAATTTTTAGAATTATTTCCTGTATTTTTCCAATTAGTTTTTGTCCAACCATTAAAAAAACTAGATTTATAAATTCCACATTTAGGACATCCTATTCCTTTTAAATGGCTATATGGAGCCTGCTCAAAAATTCCATGTTCTGCACATAAAATTTTTATTTTTAAATTACTTTTTATATAATTGCTTTCAGAATAATTATATTTAAAATTATGAACTTTATTAGCTTGATTTATAAAATCAATTGTTGTTTTATGTCTTCCGCTACATTTAGGGCATCCTCTTTTAGATAAATGATCATTTGGTTTTTGTAAAAAATTACCATGTTGTTTGCAAACAATAATTACTTTACTCATAGAATTATTATAAATAACTAAATTATATTCATATTTATTATTATGAATTAAATTAGCTTTAGTAATAAATTTATCTTTGTTAGATGTTCTCATATTACAAATATAATAAAATTTGCTTTCTTACTTGCATATTATATATTTTTTAATTATTAACTTAATAAACTTTCAATTTTATTTGAAATAGTTTCATTTGTGATTTTTAGTGAATTTAACTCATTAATTTCTAAAGCTTCTCTAGTAATTAATTCTTCTTTTTCTTCGATAATAGAACTAATTTCATTATTCACTTGTTTTAATTGTTTTAAGGTATTAGTAAATACCATTAAAATCTTACCTGATTTAGCTGTTAAGCTCTTTGTTGTATTTATGTTTAGTAGCATATTATGTAGTAAATTCTATAATTTTTTCTAAAATCATATTACAATCATTACCTATTTTTGTAATACCATCTCCTAATAAATCAGGTGGACATTTAGCTGAAGTATCTTCCTGTACTGCATTTAAATGATATTCAGGTAAACCTTTATCATTAAATTTATTATCAGCATAAAGAACAATAGTAAATTCTTTCTCTATAACCATTTATATTAACTTATAATTTCTTATAAGATTAGACTATATCTTAATTTTATATTTCCAAATAAAATTTTTATACGTTTTTCTTTTGGGTTTATTATTACAACATTCAGTTATATGAGAGCTTTGGCCATTTATAGTTTTAGCTGCTTCTGATACTGAATTATATGTTTGTATATAATTATTAAATTTATCATATTGTTCTACTTGTTTTTTTAAAGTTTTAATTCTTTTTTGTATTAGTTCATTAGAATGTTTTCTTCCTGTATTAGATTTAATACTAGCTTTTCTACATTTTTCAGATATAATACCAGACTCTCCACCTTCTGTAAAATTTACAAGTCTAAAATTCCAAGTTTTAAATTGACTTATCCAATATTTTTCTACCCATTTCCAATTTATTTCTTCACATTCTTCTATTAATTCAATTACAGGTTTTAAATCCTGTTTTAATAAATTTCTAATCCATTTACCTCTATGATTATTTTCTAATGTAAGTAAATGTTTACATAATCTATCATTTAATGAATATTTAGTTTTTCCTATATATCTAATTTCATTAGTAATAGGATGTGATAATGTATATATTTTTATTTTCATTTTTATAAAATTGCTACCTTTTCCCAGTATTGCTACCAGTACTCCCTTCCGGGATAGTCGTTGAACCTTCCTCATTTAACAGAGGCTTGGCTGCTGATTGTCCATTATTACAGTATTATACTGTAAATATACAAAATTTTTTAAACTTTCATATTCTATTTTCATGAATATTGTAGTATTTTGTCTTTAGGAGTTTCCAGCAATTAAATAGCTTTAACGAGGGCGTTAACTTCACCCTCCCATTCTTTACCCTTAACTTTAACTCTTTTTTCTTGATTACCTTCAATACCTAAAATCTCATAGTGAGCTGTAATAAAGATTTCTTTTTGAATAGATTTAATATAATTAAGAAATTTACCAATTTCCTCGTTATAAGCTCCCCAAATCTCGAAACCTTTTTTAGTTGCCCTACATTCACCTAAAAGCATATCCATATAAGCACTTAAACTGTCTATACAAATAGCTGTAATTGTAGGATCATCAGCATATTTTTTTAGAGCTGTTTTAGCTTCTATAGTATTTTTAGGTCTTGCATGGTTTTTAAATTTGTTTTTAAATGGTAAGGGTTTATCTTCTACATTTACAAATCCAGTAGCTTCTGGACTCATATTTCTAAAACTCATAGTTTTACCCTTACCTGATTGACCGACTAATAATACTTTATAATAATCTCTTGACATTATTGTTTATCTGTTTGATTAGTATCTTCTGCATCTAAATCCATTGCTAATTGAGCAGGATTTGTTACTTCTGGTTGTTCAAAAGGTAATAAATCTTTAACTTCTTTTTGGATCATTGTTCTAAACAACATTAAATCTTGTTCACCAAATAAACTTAATTCAATATTACCTGTAATTTTAGGTACATCACCCATTCTACCGTCTTGTCCTCTTTCTCTAACTAAAGTAATTTTAGGAAGAGAGATTTTTGCTTCTGTTAATTTTAACAAAAGGTCAATTTTTTCTAAATTTGTCATATATTTATTTATAATTAATATTTCTATCATCTTCTGCTTTACCAGTTAATATACTGTCTAAAGCCATTAAAGCATTACAAGCTATTAGTGCTAAATGATGTACTCCACTCTCATCAATATTTTGTCCACACAAAAATTGATTATTATGTCTAGCTAAAGCATCTAAATATCTTGTTAATTTCATTGGTTTACTGTAATTAAATTGACCGTATTTCTCTTTACCTATTGTAAAACCTTTAGCTACTTCTAATAAAGCTAATTGTGGAATACTAGTAAAACTAGGTTTACCGGTATCAAATTTAGTTGCAGTATTTTCTTCTTTTTCAGTTTCCTTATCATGTAAATTACAAGGAGTTGATGGAGGTAAAGTTAATTTACAAATACCAAATTCATTCCAATTTCCACAGCATTTACCTGAGTTGTAATTTTTACAAATATTTTGTTTTTCTGTCATTTTAAATTATATTTTTTAAATAAGCTTATTAAATAAGTATTATCTGGTTTTTTATAATTTATTAAATCAGATATAGGAAAAGGTTTATCATTAAGATTGTATATATATTTTTCTTCATCAGTAGCTAATCTAAATTTTAATTTATTTAAATTAGAATCTAAAGTACTACAAGACCATCCATTTGTTGAGCTTCTTTCTACATCTTTTTCTACATGAAAAGAATTTTTATAACAATTTTCTCTTAATTTATAAACATAATTAATAGGCATAGAATAACGCCATATATCTCTTCCAGTACAAGTAGATAATAATACTACATAATCACCTTTTTTAAATAATAAAGGGTATTCTTTCATTTTATACTATATTTTTAAATTATTAACTCCAGTAAATAATTTTTCTAACCATAAATTCATATTATCAGATGTGGGTTTAATAAGGTGCATACATTTTCTAATATCTTCAGTATGATTATATTTAACATAACCGCCATTATTACCTGTAGTTTTATTTTTACCTATTCTTAAATCTAATCCTAATTGAGTACTAGTATTTAATAATAATTTATTGCCAGTATAATTCATAAAATAATGAGCTCCACCTGATTTAGTTTTATAACCAAAAGTATTTTGTAATTCTATCATTATTAAATGAGGAATATTGCTATAACCATCTTTACCATTTTTACAATCAACGTCTAAGATTACTTGTTTTTCATCTGTAGGACATACAGCTAAATCATATCCTGAAGGAATAGTTCCTTCAAAAAAACAATTATCAGGAACCATTGACCATTTAATAGTAGGATGACCGTTTTTAAGAAGGAATGTTTTCATATTACCTTATTAAAATTTCCATTGGTTACTTGCTTGAGGCATTGACCAATAAGCTTTATAATTATTACTTCCACAATAAAGCCATAATCTATCAATTTCTTCTTGAATAAATGAATCATTATTGATTTCTGTTTCCAACTCTTTTTCTAAATCAGCTTTAGATAGTTCTTTATGTTGAGCATAACCTATTAAAGTTGTGATTGTAGAATTTCTACTTCCTGGTTCTAAAGAAAGACTATTGTTTTTTATAAATTCTTGTATCATATTTTACAAATTTGAATATGGGTTATTTTCTATCCAAGCTACAGCTTCTTCTTCATTGGCAAATCCTGCTGCCGTAAAATC